TGTAAATTCATGGTGACCTTTTTTATGAATTTTTCAGAATAGACAACATCAGATTTCATTTACAAGTATCTAGTAGATAAAAATTTAATGATTCAGTTTTCGAACATAAAAATAGCGTATTTTTTATGTTCGTTTTTCATTTTTAAAAAAAATTACGGAAAATTGGTCAAATTTTCTTAGAAAAAATAGTCAAATAAAAATTTTTAGTGTAAATGTTTTCTTGGATCATTAACCTAGGATATTACAAGTTATGGCATTAACTGCATTTGATATATACGTCATCATTGGCGCAACCATGATTAACTTGGGAATATGTATGTATTTTTGCCAAAAGATTAAGAAAACTAGCAGGAAAAAACTCTAAAACATGATTGAATATTTGATAACTCAAAGATTGCCTGATAATGGCAAAAAAGTTCTTTGCTTTGGACATCATACCCATTGTTGCAAAGAAGATATGGATAAAAACCCGGCATGGCATGAAGTTGTTTTTTCAATTCGTGTTCATACATACAAAATTAAATCTGTAATACCTGATGATCCTGAGGAATCAATATTAGAATATTATAAGGCATCTGAGCATTGGGAATGTAGTCCAGAATTTACTGATGGTTTTGTAATAGGAGTTACAAGATGGAAAAAAATAAGTGATTAAATATGACTGAATTAAAACTGCTTAAATGGAATTTAGAAACTAGGAAATTGTCTTCTCTTAAAGATAATCCACGCAATCCAAGGAAGATATCAAAACATGATGCAGAAAATCTACAGACATCTCTTGAGAAGTTTGGTCTTGCAGATAAGCTCATATGTAATATCGACGGCACTATTATTGGAGGTCATCAGCGTAAGAAAATCCTCAAGAAGATGAAATTAAAAGAAGTTGAAGTACTCATCCCTGAAAGAGAATTAACCGAAAAAGAATGCGATGAGCTGTGCCTTCGCTTAAATCGTAATCGTGGCGAATTTGACAATGAAATATTGGTTAGTGAGTGGAATGTAGATGAAGTTTTTGATGCAGGGTTTTTAACAGAAGATTTGAATCTAGAATCTATAGTACCAAATATGATAGAAAAAGAGGAAGAACCTAAGCAAAAATGTACACTATGTGGACAGAAAATAAACAAAAAATCAAAAAAGGATCGATTAGTAGATGGCTAGACCTCTCGCCCCGATTAATTGGAAAACAGTAGAAGATCTCCTGATTGCAGGATGTTCAGGAGCAAATATTGCCGGATATTTTGGACTTCAGCCTAACACTATTTATAGAAGATGTGAAGATGATCATGGAATAACATTTACAGAGTATTCGCAGCAATTCTATTCAAAAGGGGAATGTTTATTAAGAGCGCATCAATTTGCTAAGGCGCTTGGTAAAACTCAAGAGGGAGATAATACACTATTAATTTGGTTAGGTAAGGTTAGACTTAAACAAAGAGAAGAGCATAACGTTTCAGAGGAAGATAAGCAGCAATTGAATGCAGTTATTGAATTTATCACAAATAGACAGAAAAATAATCAAACATCCTCTGATTCTTCTGAAGAAAATAACCCATAGATGATACTTAGTACGTATCCCATATCTGCATTTGTTACAAAGCTGAATTTAGCATGAGAAGGGAGTCTATCTATTGCATTGATCTGTTCAGCAAGCATTTTAAGAAGATCATCTCTCGTTAATTTGGATTCTTTATCTTCACTCATAATCTCTCTGTTGTTATCTTATAAATATGCTAGAACCCTTCAGTAAAAAACAACTTAAATTTGATGAGTTAAAATGGAATCTGAAAGACTTGAAAGAGTAAAAAGAAGCAACTTACACATATACGAAAGGGATAAGGATGATGAAATTTTAAGAGAAAGAATATTTAAACTTTTAAATGACAGTTCTTTAAAATCGTATAATTATGTAGATGCATACTATTATGATTTCTCTGCTCTTCCCGATAAATTGAAGGGTAAATTTTATAGAGATATGTATCTTTTATTTGGTATTAATGATCTAGCTCAAATAGTGACAAAATGGGTTGAAAGATATGATTTAGATAGTCACCATTCCGTAATTGATGGAAAAGTCATAAAACCAAAATGCTAGAGCCATTCTCAAAAAAACAACTACAATTCATCATAGAATCTACTAAGAAGTGGAATATAGCCCACGGTTCTGTTCGCTGCGGTAAAACAGTAGGCACCCTCTTCCGCTTTATGCATGCTGTTGATCAGTGCCCAGACAGCAAAATCTACATGGTAGGACATAGTTCAGATACTATTTATCGTAATGCCGTGAAACTCCTGTTCGAAGACCCTATCTTCTCCATATTTAAGCCATTTTGCACATGGAGTGATCGTAAACTCCACTATAAGGACAAGACTATCACAACTCTAGGGGCTAAAGACGAAGGGGCTATCGGAGCCTTTACGGGTCGACATGGTCACTTGGATACTGTGACGAAATCACACTTTATCCTGATTCCATCATAGATATGATTGACACTCGTTTAAGCGCAGATCATAGTATTGGTATCGCTACCTGCAATCCTTCACATCCTGAACATAAGATCAAGAAATGGATAAATAAGGCAGAAGATGGAGACCCCAATTATTATTCTCTGCATTTTACGTTGGACGATAATCCTTATGTCCCTGAGACCTATAAACAGCGTATTCGGAATAGTCTTAGCGGCCTTAATTACAAGCGAAATTATCTGGGTCTTTGGGTTCTCGCGCAAGGTGCCGTCTTTGAATTCTTTGATAAAGATATCTATGTATTAAAAAAACCTCCTAGAGCCGCAGAATATTTCATTGCTGGTATTGATGTAGGCACGTTAAATGCTTTTGCTTGTGTAGTTATTGGGGTAAGCACGGGAAGATCTACTCAGATGGGGAAATGCCTATGGATTGAAGATGAGTATTTTTGGGATAGTGATAAAGAAGAAAGACAAAAGACCCATAGTGAGTATGCAGATGAACTCGTCGATTTTCTATACCCCTATGGTGTAAAACAGCTTTACATTGACCCATCAGCTGCGGCATTTAAAGTAGAAATGAGTAGACGAAGAATGCATACAATCAATGCGGAAAATGATGTTCTTGAAGGAATAAATGTGATGACATCCGAGATGAGAAAAGGTAATCTATTCGTTCTTGACAAGTGCAAGAATATGATACGTGAGATTCAAGGGTATGTCTGGGATGATAAAGCAGCTAAAAAGGGAGAAGATGCTCCTGTGAAAAAAAACGATCATTGTTTGGATGCTTTGAGATATTGTATGTATACACATAAAGTTCCCACATATAATTCCTATAAAGATGGTCATGATCCAGAGGATTATCAAAGAAATAGATTTAGTCCAGGTCCCAGAAGGTTTTAATGGAAAACGAAGAATATAAAGAAATATGGAGAAAGCTAAGCGTATTAGAACAACATATTATTAATTTAATCATCCCAGTCCAAAATATATCTACAGCATTAAGATCTCCATCTGATATTCATCATCTCTTGAGGCTTTTACAACAACCTTTATCCATCGATGATAGTAGACTCTCGCGTGTTCTTGAAGAATTCAGAAAGACTATCGATCACTTTGAATCAGGGAAGGATAAACTTGATATTGTGCAGACTTTATCTGAGATAAAATACATAGGAAAACGGCTTAATCAGATCGAAGAAACACTTTCCAAAATGGAAAAAGAGGGCATTAAGAAAAACATAAACCTTGATATCTCTTGTGATGGATATGAACTCGTAAAAAAACCAAGGAATTTTGATAAGGAAGAGGCGGTTAAAGATCCTCATGAAGATATTCAAGAAATTCTAAAGAGTTTGAAGAATACAAAAGAAGGAAATATTATCATTCACAGATTGGGTTTGTTAGGTCATGGTAAGAAAACATATACTGCGATTGGTAAAATAATGAATCTTTCCAAAGAAAGATGCCGTCAAATATATTGCAAGGCATTAAGAAAACTCAGGCATTCTACACGAGTTGGAAAAGTTAAAGCATGTAGTCATATTGAATTGAAAAAAGAAGTTTTAGGAGAATGAAGACATCAACACTTTCTTGAAATAATTAAAATTTTAGTTTACTCTGACCTTTCCTGCATGCGGAGGTCTCTATTTCTTTCTATTACCCCATTTTCAGCCCTGCACAAGAACCCAGTCAAACCAATATCCGCGGTTGGATGGATGCGCTTTACAGCAAATTCCAACCCATTGAACAAAGTCGTTGGAATGAGGCTTCTATCGATACTATGTTCTATGCAGGTTCTCAATCCTTAAGTCCCAGAATATACAATTTCGCCCCAGGATGGTCACAAGAGCAATATTATTTCAATATTGTACAACAGCCTGTCAATATGGTGACTGGTTATGAAAGGCAGCATCGCAAAGGGTTTATGTACCAAGCTAGTGAGGGCGGCGATAATCAAACTACTGATCAGTATACACGCGTTATCACACATGCTTGCAATGTCGGATCTATCCACCAACAAAAAAGTAAAGCCAAAGAGCTCTCGGCAATATCTGGACTAGTGATGGCGCAGCCTTATTTGGATTATACTGATAAAGATGCTGCTCAAGGCACACTCAAAGTAAAGATCTGGGAATATAATTCATTTATCGTTGATCCCTTTGCAAGAGACCCCTCATTTTGTGATGCACAGTTTATCTGGTTCCAAGAATATATAAGCAAAAACGAAGCAGAATCGAGATTTCCTGGTAAAACCAATATTGTAAAACCTATGTCTGGATCTCCTCAAGGATATGGCTCTTTTTACTTCCTTCCTGAAAATTACAATATGGCCCGCAATGATCTTCTTGTACTTTCCTATATATGGTACAAATGGAAAGGAAATAAGAAACGCCTTTACAGTAGATCTAGAAATCAATTCTTTGATTTTGGAAAAGAAGCCAACCTGGATATGATTCTCTACAATATCCCCGATTTGGAACTTGTCAATGTAGAATGTCCCGTTTGGAAGCTTGCTACAGTTCTTAACGATCAACTTATGTATCTAGGAGAAAATCCCATTGGTGATATTGGCTTTCCTTGTGTTCCTTATTATTGGAACTATGATCCTCATATCTCGGACTACCGATTAAGAACCCGTTCTTTAATATATCCTATGCGCTCTCCTCAGGTACTATTCAATTACAAGGTGATCACGAATAACGATATCGCAGCAGCTGTTATCAACAGTGGATGGAAGAGAAAAGTAGGAGCTGTTGCCAATGAAGACAATCTTAAGAAAACACAAGCGGGGTGGGATGTCCTTATCAACGACGGTTATGAGATGACAGATGTGGAGAAAATCCTTCCTACAGCTATTCCAGAATCTGATTTAACACTTGCTGAACAAATGAAAGGGTTGATGTATGAAACCTGTGGAATACAACTTGAGAATTGGTCTGGACAGCAAGATAAACAGATTTCTTCTCTAACAATGATGCTTAAACAAGCTGCTAATTTGATGGTGTTTCAGAAGTTTTTTGATCAGTGGGATTATTCAGACCAATTATTAGGTGATAAGCTTCTCAAGGTAACATTAAATAATTGGAATGAAGCTAAAGTGAGTCTGTATCTTGGGGAAGAGCCCACGCCTTTCTTCTTTTCGCATATATTTTCTAATTACCAAACGATTGTGGAAGAGGCAGATCTAACACCTACTCAACAAAATCTCCAAGCGCAGCAGATGATTGACATTAATGCAGCTTTTGGAAGGGAGGTATTTACCCCTTCTCAGATTGTGCCAAAGCTTAATATCACAGGAAAAGGAGAGATTGTTCCTTTGTTGCAGAAACAAGAGCAAATGCAACAACAGCAGCAAGCAGATGCTGAGATGGTGCAACATGCCCTTGAAGATGCGAAACTTAAAGAACTTTATAGTAAATCAGTTTCCAATATAGCTACAGCAAGGGAGCGTCAAGGACGCAGCGAAAGTAACATTGGACTCTTCGAAGAGAGATTATCAATGATAGCCCGTAACCGTGCGATGGCAACGAAGGAAAAGATGCTTGCCCTTGAAAAATTGGTGGAGACAATGCATAAGTATGGTGAGCTGGAAGCGCAGATGGCAAAATACGATATCGAGCAGGATCAAATTAAAGAGCAGAATATTGAAGATCGTGAAAAAGTAGATGCTAAAATTACTGCAGAATCGACGAAATTTCTAGAGCAGATCATGCAGGGAATGTCTTTAGGACAGCAACAAACTTCACAAAATCAAATGCAAAGATTATAATTGCAATTAAAGGCCGTATTGGCCAAGGAGTAAAAGTTATGGCAGGCGGACAACTGATAAATGACCACGGGAGCTGGGCTGGATCTTCTTCGAAAGATAACCCACTTCCTATGAATAGCAAAGAAAAGTACTACTCTTCAGCGGAGGGAGTTGGAGAGCTTAATCCTTACGAAGATACTGATGCTGCTATCAAAGCGCAGCAAATGGCCAATAATCGCCAACAGCGTAAGAATAAGTTTGGTCCAGGACAGAGAAATTAATCTCCATATCAAATCTTTTTAGCATTGAAAATGTTAAAGATTAAAGTTTATGCCCTCATACGCACATTTGGGGGCATTGCTTTGAACATTATATCCATTATCAGACTATATGAATCGAAAACAAAAAAAATTAAGATATATTCGCACAAAAAATGCTTATCGTTTCTTCAGAATTCCTTTACTCTCTGCAAATAGTATAACGATTTCAGGAAAAAGTTATTCATTCAAATTTGAAGATGTTGCAGGAAAAAGAGGAAATGTTTTGCTTTTTACAAATGAATTTTATAATAAAATTTTCTAAATGACAGCTAAAGAACAAAAAATCATTGAAAGAGCTTTATTCCAATTCGGGAAAGTAACTGCTCCATTGCTCATGCGAAAGTTGAAATGTGATTACCAACATGCTATAAAGATCATGAAGATATACCATAAGAAATTCCTGTGATCATTCAGCTCCAACCTCAAATTCGTATGCATACCCCGAAGGGCCTAGGATATGCTAATTTCCTTGTAGATCGAGGAATGGACTTCGATAATGAGTGGATCGTGTTCTTAGATAACGGCGAGATCTGGTCATTCTTAAACTCAAAAGTTCGAGTTGAAAATAATATTACATATGATAGGGTCGATGATGTTACTATGTATATGGGTACATTGAAAACACCCCCTTTGTATGAAAGATCAAATGAGGAACGCCATGAAAACAGGATTCAAAGATCCCCTTGCTATCAAAAATCAGAAACCTAAAGACAAGCCAGTAGATGGAAAAGATTCACCTTGGGATTATCGATGCCCACAATATGATCAAAGACACAGTTGTTTTGTGAATGCGGGGACTTATTATGGAGTAGGGGTCAATCAGCCAGTAGGTACTAAAAAGTTCTCCAATGCTGAAGTTGTGCCAATGGGTAAAGTCAATACAATGAATGTTGATGTGAGGCCATACGAATGAAGAAAAAAACTAAAGGGAAACCTATAACACCATTTCATACTGCAAAAACAAAGATTGGAAGCGGGGATTATTATGGCGAAGGTGTTAAGAATCCTGTGGGGAGAGTAAGAGAAACATCGATGGTTCCTAAGATTTCCAATAAGAAGCTTGGTAAGGCTCCGAAGTCTCTTGCGTAGCATAGAGTTTTTTCATCCGGTTTTCTTCATCCTCGCATCTTGCGATGTCAAGCATAATCTGCTTTAATCTTTCATCGGGCAAGTCTTCAGGGTGAGCCGATTCTAATGCTTCTCGATTATTGAGAAACTGATGTATACTCCAGATGACTACTTCATTCTGTACCAAATTACCTTTTTTATATTCGTTCCATATTTCTCGTGCCGGAATATCCCAGCATACTTCTACGATATCGCTATGCGATTTTGCCCTAAATAGGTACGAGTTTGTTTGTGCTTTCGGTTTAACAAGACGCGGTTGCCATAGTAATCGTTTATCTATTCCATTTTCCGTGGTTCTTGCATGAGCAAATATATACACATAAGGGCATCTTGCTTGTATTGCAAGAGATCGTGGATGGCGTTTTAGACACTCTTCGCATCCTTCTGCGATTATTTGTGATTGATCTTTTTTTAAATGCTGTAATCGGTCATGCGTCTCAAAGAGATTTATCTTCATATTGGATTGCCTTTAAATTAATTAAAATTTTAATATACACATCAAATCAGCTAAGCGTCAAGAGGTAATAATGACAGATCAAGTAGCAGAAACTCCCGTACAACAAACTTCCGATAAAGAACTAAACTTTCGTAAACAAGAAGCTATGTACCAACGTATGCTTCAAGAACGTGAAAGACGCATCCAAGAACTAGAGCAAGAGCGGCAAGTTGCTAAAAATGTATCTCCTAAAGTAGAAGATGATGAAGATGATTCCGAGCCTTATGTGGGTCATAAGATACTTAAGAAGAAACTTGCTAAAGTGGGGGAAAATACTCAATCTGAGATCCAAAAAGCCATGGAGATGGCAAAAGAAGCAGCTAAAGAAGAACTGAAACAAGAAATGTGGTTAGAGAATAACCAAGACTTCTTTGAGATATTAAAACTAGCTGATAAATTTGCAGCTAAAGCCCCTAAATTAGCAGAGAATATCCTTAAAATGCCTGATAACTTTGAAAGACAAAAGCTCGTATATCATAATATCAAAGAGCTCGGTATTGATAAACCAGAACAGAAGCAATCAGGAGTGCAGGACAAGATCGATGCAAACAGAAGATCCCCATACTATCAGCCATCAAGTGTAGGATCAGCTCCATATAATGCAACAGCAGGAGATTTTAGCCAAGCAGGGCAGAAATCAGCCTATGATAAAATGCAGGAGCTTAAGAATAGGTTAAGTATTGGATAGGTATAAAGTTGCCTATGTACCTATTTTATATAAATTTAATGCAATCTAATTCAATCAAATGCAATATAATACAATTCAATCGAATTTAATATAATCAAATGCAATATAATACAATTCAATCCAATTTAGTAAAATTTAATTTAATGGAAAAAAAATTATTCATCTAAATATTTGTCTAAAATGCTCTTAGCAGCATTGATATAATTAATCGCCTTATTAAAGACATGATAATGCTTGGTTTGATCATTTTCATTTAAGTCGCTGACATCAAGTTCCTTAACACTAATAAATTCTAATTTTTCTTTTTTAGATCTCTTTTTAGTTTGATGATAAAAGTTAGGAGACATATTTTGTTTTGGTAATATGTATATATTTCCTTTTTTACCCTTAGAAAAAAATTTATTTTTACTCAAACGAGTTTGTAAATAAAGATAAGGACCTCGAAAATTCCAACTATGATCGTCTTTATGACCTATTAGTTCTTCGAGTAATGATACTGGAATTATCTTTCCATATCCAATGTAACCTCTTTTATAAAGTGTGTCGTATAAATCCATAAACCTCCTTAATCTTATGTGTTTATTGACTTTTCATAAATTTAATTCAATTTAATTCAATATAATGGAATGTAATGTAAATCAATCTGATTCAATATAATCCAATATAATATAATTCATTATAGTTTAATTTAATTTAATGGAATTTAATCCATTTAAATGCAAAAAAATTTAATTTATATTCTCTTTTGAAGGCGTTAAAATCATGAATTATTTAGGCATACGCATAGACCAATCTGTGATTTATTTCTTTACTTTAAATTCTTTTATTTCAAATTTGCCGTAGGCGCCCTTAGCAAGTCCTGGTCTAAGAGAACCAATTCCATATTCAACGCCAGCTGTCTCAATAATCTTTTCTAACTTAGCTTCATTCATAATTTCAGTATTAAGAAATAGATCAAATGTACATTCCCATTTGTTAATTATGGGTTTAGTACTAATGACACGTCCCCCATTATTCACGACAGAACATTTGAAAATATGAATTTTTTCCCCTTTAGAATTTGATCTTTGCCAAAGGCTATCAGGTGTTTCTTTTTCATATCCAATCAATGGTGTACCTATATGCTGATCTAAAGTGATAGCTTTAGTCATAAGACCCATTTTAAACTTCTTGGCAGCAGTCCGGAAGCATCCTAAAAGGCATTTACTTGGCATAAAGAAACCAATTTCATCATTGTAATAAAGAGCGCCTAACCACTCTATCTTGGCCATAGCCAAATGATGTGTTTCTTCTTTTTTACGATTAGAAGAAATTTCTTTAAATTCCTTTGTCAAAGGATTAAGAGGATCACAAAGTGTATCATTGCTCATGATTAAGGGGGTTAAACTTGATAGGTGTACTGTATAACATTTCAGTGTAGACATATATCTCCTTATGCAAATGACCTAACTTTAGAAAAATATAAATTTTAAGTCAAAAAATTTTTTTCATAAAAGTTAAAATTTTATTTTATGTGTTGACAAACAGACTAAATATTGGATAAAAGTATTTTGCGCATTCACAATTAACCTCCGTGGTTAATGTTGTATGGTCAATGTGGCTGTCACCACATTGGCCATTTTTATTTAAAAAATTCCCTTACATAAAAATAATGAGATGGTATAGTAGAGTTACGCCTATGCAAGCGTAATCTGCATCCGCATTCATGCGTTAAATGGATTCGCGTAAGAGGAAGTCGCATCCTTATTCAGATATGACCGAGAACGGACGTAGTACGTTTTTCGTCCACGGATCGCCATGTCACTCTAACATGTAACCAAGAGGTTATATGATCACTACTACAGGCAATTTGGGCCCTATGATATTGCAGTCGCTTGCGCCTGCTATGCTCTATGTCCCAACGCCAAGTATGAATTACATTACTGTCTGCGATAAGGTTTCCATGCCAGCGCATGGTGGAACTACTTGCAGATTTATGAGGCCACGAGCCTTAGTTCCCCCAACTGTTCAACTTGGAAACTCAGGAATTGATCCTGCAGCCCAAGTTCCACAAAGGGATATCATAGATGCACAAGTCGCCTTTTTTGGTACTGGCTGCATTTTTGATTGTGCAGCATGTTTGATGGCAGCATAAACTCATTTTTTGAATCAATGAGCAGGTAATTTTACAGGATCAAGAGGGAGTTCTCGCTTGGGTATCTGAAAGATTAGCTGTTAGCATGCGTCAAGCCGAGGATAAAGATTATGTCCTCGATAAATCTAACCTGATTGACTTGGAACCCCTCATTACAAAGAGGGCAACAAGGGGCAAGTGTTTAGTTAGGATTAAAATGTTCGATTTCAGCTTTAAGAAAACCTTTAGCATTGAGACCACACATCTCAATTCTAATATCTTCTCGAATAGCGATGATTTCGGGATTAAGAGGTGTATGCGCACCAAATCCCTTTTGGGTCTCAAAAGTTTGTCGAAATTCGATCATCAATTCAGCCTGTCTTTTCTTAAGAACAAGAAATGGCAAAATCTGAGTGCAGATATCGACCAAACGATGGCCTTGAACAACCCATTCATAAATCCATCGTTCATGAGTAGAATTTTTCTTAAATATGGATCGGCGATGCTTTTTAGACTTATTGAGGTTACCAAAGTGTTCTTCAATCCAGTCAAAAAGTTCTTTTCTTGTATTGGAAATGTTAAGTACGCCCCTGAAGGCAGGATTTTGATATCTGTTATATTTAGCAGGATTAACTCGATAAATACAAATCGAGCCTTCACCGTCTACAATTCCGGCAAGATATGCGAGTTTGAGGGGATCGTAAATGATCTTTTCATAAGGAATTTCGGGCATCTTCACTCTCCTTTGTTATGTGTGTAGATGGTTGTATATTGTCGCATAAACCTAATTAAATGTACAGCCTGAACGAGTAAGCGGTTAGACTCTAGAAATAGAGATGCGGTACTCTGAACTCGGACTATAAGTAAAATCCGAGAAATAGGCAGAAATGACCTATTCACGCAGTAATGCGGGGTAACAGACTGTTAATCCTTCGCGACTACATCGTCTCCGCAGCTAGCCAAATTATGGCTGGTGGTGGTTCTAATGGCGACAACCCCACTAATCTCGGTATGTCCGATTTTAGCTTGGTTGCAACTACTCTTGATACAAATAATTCCTTTAAATTTGTATCGGGTATCGAAGGAATGGACCGTTTAGGTACAGGCCCCGTAAGAGCTGCATACTTTATGCTTAGCTCTACTGAGCTTCAAACCGACATGGATGGTCTTGTTGGTCAAGGATTCAAAAACCAATGGGATTATCCCTCGAATGCTACTGCACTGATCACCGAATACGGTGCAGCATTCAATATCCGTGTGCTTACAAGTTCTGAAGCTCCAGTAGCTAGAGGCGCTTCTGCAAACGGAAACGATCTGTATTACAATACAGTCCTAGGAAAGCAGGCGGTCACTCATATTAACCAAAACGGTTATTCCATGAAGCTGATCTACCGCGATCCTTACTATTCTGGAATGCTTGCTCAGAACGCAACTTTGGCAGTCAAATTCTGTCAGGGACAAGCGATCACGCAAGATACAGCTATTAGAAACCTATTGTCCACTCGTCTGAGTGGCTTAACCGTATAAGGAGGTTTCCAATGACTGAATATAACAGAATGGCAAAAGGACGATTCACATCAACAGGACAAGCGCAAATAGTTAATTTGCCTTTCAAGCCTGATTATGTTGAGTTGATCAACCAAAGTGTAATGACAACACCAGCAGCCAATTCATGGACGAAAGCCTATTGGGATTGCATTATGGGTCAAGGTACAGCATTATTAGATGTTGTTACTTCTATTGGTCCTGTTGTAAATACCACTGATTCCGTAGCAACAAATGGTATCAGCACATTTTCTGCTGGTTTAATGCTTCAATTTGGGGCTGATCAAGCTGTATCTACAATAACCAAGGCAGATCCTGCCGTAGTTACATCCGTTAGTGCCCATGGCTTAAAAAGCGGTGATGTCGTTGTATTTGAAAACTTGTATCAGACAGCAACAACAGGGATGCAGCAAATTGCGGGCGTTCACTTTACTGTGACTGTTACAGGTGCAACAACATTTACTATCCCTTGGAATACAAACCAGTCTAATTACACTGCATATGACACAGCGACTGCAACTGTGGATGGGAACTTTAAAAAGGTTCTCTATCCCTATTTGTATGCTCCTGGTGTTAATATAATCAGTGCAATTGACTTGGGAACAACAACTACAGTCCACACAACAGATGCCCATAATTATGTTGTTGGACAAGAAGTAGCGTTCCGTGTTCCAACTGCATGGGGAACTCAACAGTTAAATTCTTTACCCAATCAAACAATTCCAGGATCACCGATCTATGGATATGTGATTGCGGTAACAGATTACAACACTGTTGTTGTGAATATTGATTCTAGTGCCTACACAGCATTTAACAGCAACCAAACTTTTACAGGGTTTGTTGGGCAATCTTTTGCTCAAATTGTAGCTGTTGGTGATGTCAATACTGGTGGAGTACAGATCTCTGCAGGATCTGCTCTATATCCTCCTCCTTATGTTGTCCCAATTGGCACGACAAGAGTCAATACTATTAATGGACCAGCTATCCAAGGGGCGTTCTTTAACAACACGTCACAAGGATTTATTGTTGGATCTGGTACAGGCGTAACAAATACTTCTGTAATTCTTGCAGGTACGGAAGGAAATCTAATTTTATGGAGAGCATATCTTCATGATATTGGAAGTTGTAATTAAAATTTGATTATTGCATTTTGGGTGGGGGACAAATTGTCCCCTCCCTTAGGTAAAAAATGCCTCAAAACCAAGTAATTACTTATCCAGTTCCTTATTTCAATAACAATATCCCTATTGTTTCTGAGAACTATAAACCAAGTAGATTTGTCATTTCTAATGTAACTCTAGGACAAACAACAATTGTAGAAACTACAGAAGATAATAATTATGTAATTGGGCAATTAGTCAGGCTTTTTATTCCTGATGGTTATGGATGCGTCCAACTATCCGGAAAAACCGGATACATCATTTCTTTCCCCGCATCAAATCAAGCAGAAATAACCATCGATTCTTCACAGAATGTGAATCAATTTATTGCAGCATCAGAAGATAACTCACCAGCTATTACAGCTGTTGGTGATGGTAATTCAGGAGCTATAAATTCAAGTGGAAGAATAAACCTAGGAACAACGATTCCAGGAGCATTCATTAACATATCATAGGTACACCATGAAAGGAAAACCAAGTCTTGGAGATAAAGAGTTAGATAAAGCAGAAGCACAATTTGATGCTTTTGAGCAGAACATCAAGGACCTTACTCTTGATAGGATGAACGAAGCTTCCAAATTAGAAACGGAACCTCAGACAAAGTTGTCTCAAAAAGAATTAAGTAATGCTCAAGATATTTATATCAAGCCTAAAAGAACGATTGGTTCCAAAGAAAAATTCAATGAGAAATTTCGTGAAGCTTATAACTACGATAAAGAATATGTCAATTTTATTGCTTATCATAAAGAATTAGATGGTGAAATCATAAATATGTGGACTAAACCCTATGCAGGAGTTCCAGCAGAAGAATGGGAAGTCCCTACAAACAAACCTATTTATGGACCACGGTATCTTGCAGAGCAAATAAGGCGCTGCACTTATCACCGTTTAACTATGCAAGATACTGCACCAGTTGGTCAAGATTTTGCAGGAACATATCAAGGGCGCATGGTAGTTGATAAAATTGTACCTAGACTTACTGCAGAACCCGTCATTAAACAAAGATCAGTTTTTATGGGATCGAACACGTTTTAAAATTTAAGGTAATAAAATGTTCTTATTAAGCGATATAATAACTTATATTAGAAGGATAATTAAAACACCTTCTAATGCCGTTATTACAGATAGTTTAATAATAGACTACATAAACAGATTTTGGGTAACTGATATAGCTGCACGTATCCAACTTTTTGACATGAAAACTAAATACCAGTTTCAGACACAACCAGGATACGATCAATATAACATGCCTTTATATGAGATTCAAATAGAGCCAGGAGATCAAAGCATCAATCTTTATCCTGTATACCAAGGATTCATGGGACCTTGTTATATAAATGGTGTTAAAGTTGAATTTTTTACTGACAAAAACACATTTTTCAATACTTGGCCTAATGTTGTTCAACAAATGAATGTTGTAGTGCAAGGTAATGGCACAACAGGCCCTTATAACTTCCAGTTCCCGATATCTCCTAATAATACGATGCCAAATCCTTTAAATACTCCTTTCAATTACATATTGAGAGGGCATGTGGATATGACGGGCATCATCGCTTTACAACAAGTACCTGGCTATGGCGGTTACTTAGACCCTCCTATCGTAAATAACGCACAAGCTACAGGGGTGAATAGCACAATCGCAGCAGCTCCTGTTGCTAATGTTTTTCCCGCAGTCTATATCACCTCTAATGGAATCGATGGCTCAAGCATTGTAGTATGTGATAGCGGGCAGTTCCTTTCTGGCAATCAAAATCTTGGATTGCTAATGCATCAAGGGACTAATCCCAAAAATAATACGGCATTAACTGGAGGATATACTACATCCTTTGCTATTACCGGAGTTACACAAGCTGCACAAGCTGTAGTAACAACTACTAGCACATTTGCAGTAGGTGAAATTATACAGATAACCGGTGTAGGAGGAATGACTGAGTTAAATGGGAGATTTTTTACAGTTTTAGCTAATTCCGGAGCAACAATAACTATAAATGTAAATTCTACGGTATTTACAGCCTATACCGCAGGAGGAACAGCTACAAGTTTTAGGAATTTGATCAATTATATTACAGGAGAAGTAATCAACCTCACATTCCCAGTTGCTATTCCTCAAGGTGTCAATATCGCTGCTCAGTGCTACTTCTTCCAGACTGGATTACCTAGAGGAATTCTATTTAACAATAACACTCTTACTTTACGCAGCCCTCCTTCTCAGCAATGGCTTGTTGAAATAGATGCATATCTTACTCCAGCAGGATTTCTTTCAACAGGGCAAGCTATTCAATTTGCTTACATGTCCGAATATATTGCAAGAGGAGCTGCAAGAAAGATTCTCACTGATACAGGAGATGTTGAACAATTTCAATTCTATGAGCCACTCTTTCTTGAACAAGAGCAACTTGTTTGGAAGAGAAGTCAAAGACAATTTACATCCACAAGAACCCCCACTATCTATAGCCATGGAATGAGTCAAGGATCACAAGGAATAAATAGTCTTGGTGGAATAACCAATTAAGAGGTCTTATGAGTTTTGTCTATACAAATACCGTTCCCAACCCTCCAAATTTACCTAGTACCGATGTCAATGCTATGCAAACAAATACTGCGACTATTGATTCATGGGTACAAAGAGATCATTTTGGTTTTAATAATTCAGAGGGGGGATTGCATCAACAAGTCAGCATGGCTAATCAAGCAGCTCCAGGAATACCGGCAAATATGGATGGGGTTCTGTATGCAGATGCTAATGGGGGAAATTCCTGGCCCATTTGGCAAAATACTTTAGGAAGTTTTCAAATAACAGGTAGTGCAGCTGCTACTAATCCTTCTGTTCCAGGAGCAAATGGATTTACTTTTCTACCAGGAGGATTTATTTTCCAATGGGGAATAGTTTTAGCAGCAGTAGGAGGAATTATAACACCTGTGTTATTTGCAACATCCAATATAAATTTTCCAACAAATTGTTTTATTGTGAATACCACATTAATCCATAGTGTTGGCCCTATTCCGGCAGTTCCTACGGTAGCAGGATCGCTAACAGTTTCGGGTGTTTCTAACACAGGTTTTAGCTATTTGAAATTAAGTACTCAAAATAGTAGTTATTTAGCTTTCTATTGGACAGCAATAGGCAATTAATGGGAGAAAAGCTTGTCATAGGACCTTTTAACAAAGGATTCAGAAACGATCGACCTGCTTTCATGATCGATAATGACTCGTTTCCTACACTGATTAATGCTTACCAATGGAGAGGAAGAGTAAAGAGAAAGCGTGGTACTACTCTACTTGGAAGACTAACTCGGTTAATAGAAACACAATCCATTGGTGTTACGGGTGCTTCTATTTGGATGTTTAACATCTATACTGTATCGGGGATTATCAAAGAACCCAATGCCACTATTAAACCTGGATCTGTTGAAATATTCATAAGTCCAGCAAATTCCACAGGTAATCTCGTTGCATCACCACTAACTACACCTCCAAACATGGCTTACACTCTAGCTACTGATGCTGAAGTTTTCGCCGATACTATTGCAGGACTTCGTGATCATGATGAAGTTATAATTGCTAATGCTACTGTAGTTCCTGGTTCAGGACCTAATTTAGTCAATGGTACTTGGATAAATATAGAGATTATCCCTGCTAATACTAGTTTTAAAATTCAAGTTGATTCTACTTCTTGGGGTAGATGGTTAGCGGGAGGAACGTGGACTAAAATTGGCGGTGCTATAACCTTTATAGATCAAGGAGATGGGACTCTTATGAGTTCAACTCCTATGAATAGTGGGATTATTAATTATATCACTGGTGAAATAGAACTTACTCACACAGCTGGCGCAGGAGTTGCAGTAAATGCGACATTTGAATACTTTCCTATGCTCCCTGTTATGGGTCTTGAGGACTTTAACTATAGCTCTACTCAATTTCCTGGCACTATTGGTTTTGATACTACTTATTCTTATAATATTTCTCCTGTCCAG